CCCAAATTAAAGGAAGTATTAAAGATGATAGGGCAACCAGTCTGTTTAAAGAATTCTTGGATGAGCTCATAGTAATTTTTGTTTTGTTCTTCTGTTACTGTTTGAATCCTACATGTACCATCCACATGAATGATAGCAGGTATCTTCTCTTCTACTCCTTCTTGACACTTAACTGCATACATCATGAATGGAGTCTCATCCATACCACGAAGATCAAACCACTCATGCACATGTTCTTGTAGAATAGTACCTGCAAATGGTCTGAAATACTCACGATGCTTGACAGTATTAACAAAGTCCTTACCTTCAGGATCACGAGGATCATATAGAATAGATCTGTTACCAAGAGCACGAGGACCAGACTCAGATTTACCTTGGAACATTGCTACAATATTCTCAGATGTAATTAATTTAACTACATCCTCATGATTAGCACCCTGAACAACACCACCATACTTATCAGCAGTTGATTGGATATCATCTAGAGAATAATTATAGTCAGGACCAAGATATAATGTGTCTATCTGAGGTTTAGGATCTTCAAATTGATGAGGTTGAAGTGCTTTATAATAAACATAAAGTGCTGCTCCAATAGCAGTACCAGCATCATTACTTACTGGTTCTACAAATAGATTGATGCCTTCATCCTTTAACTGTTCAAGATACCAGTAGTTTGCAACACAATTTAGTCCATATCCACCAGATAATACTACATTCTTCTTACCAGTCATCTCAACTGCCTTACGAATGAGTTTTAAAACTGCCTCTTGAGTCTCTACCTGTACTGCATACGCTAAATCTCTTCTATTCTGAAGCCTAGTTAGATCTGCATCCTTATCATCGGGATCTGGATGCTCATCAAGGAAAGGATACTCATGACAATTAACATGCCCTGCATTTGGATAGGTAGGAATCATTACATTCCTATCTACTGTACCATACTCCTTAAAAATTTTAGGTACTTCTGGATTGGGTTTACCATATGGAAATAGTCCCATAGTTTTCCCTGCTTCAATAGCATGCCACCCACAATACTGTGTAACTGCCTCGTATGCTTTAACAATACCACAAGTTTCATCAAGTAGATACTCAAAGGTTCCTTTCTCAGTAGGATATATTTCCTTTGCTTCCATTTCAGGGATAACTGCTGTAGTAGCAGGCCCTCTAGTACCTAGATGCTTCCATACAGTATTAATTTCCTTAGGATAACTACAATCAAATATGGTTTCAACTTCCCATACTGTATCCTGTCTATCCATGATAGTAAAGTCAATGAATGTACCTGCACCATCAACTACTAGAGCTGTTGCTTCAGTAAACCCAGAACGATAGAATGCACACGCAGCATGTAACTTATGATGTATATTTCCTAAGTCAATAACTTGGGAATGTCCCTTCGCTGGATCATCATTACTACGATCATCAATCAGTCCCAACTTTCTTGCTAGACCTACATAGGCAGGTTCAAAAGAATACTCTAACTTAGGACAATCCTTTGCTGCCATCTGAGTATGACCAATGACAAGATAATCAAGTCTATCAGTGTACTCTTTGATTAACATCATTGATGCAAGAGGAGCACCATCATACTTGCGACGAGAAATTCTTTCCTCTTCTACAGCAAATACAATCTCACCATCTTTAAGGAGACATACCCCACCGTTATGTCCTCTTGCTATACCAGCAATCCACTGTGTCATTTTCCAAACCCCTTAGTTTCTGCTTGTACAATTTTTTTCTTGACAGGTTTGCCAAGTCTATCTCTACATGATTTAATCACTGCAGCGATATCTTCTTCAGTCATAGACATACATTCATCATTCTGCATGTCCTGATAGTCCTCCATAGTCAACCTAATAGGAGAGAAAGTTCTTTTATCTTCACCGAGATCTATTATATCAAATTTTGGATCATCTGGATAGGATATATTAATAGGATATGTTGATCCAATCACAGCAGTGACAGTACTATCAACTGCTTTAGCAATATGTTGACCAACAGAATCACACCCTAAGAAATGATCTGCTCTGTCTATAATCCCTGCCCAGATACGAATGTCTTCTATATTAGGGAGAATATATGCATCTTTTGATTCTTTCTCTTCTGTAGTAAAAGGAAACTCTGACATCACAATTACACAATAATCTTTCTTTAAATCATTAATGATTGTACTGATGTCTTGTAAATTGAAACTACGAGAGGTGGGATCAAACATATACCCACCAGTATCCATGATACCTCTACCAAATGGTTGAATAACTATAACCTTTTCTTTTCCTGTAGTTTTTATTGCTTCATCTACTAACTGAAGTCCTTGAATACCCTCTCCTTTTGCTAAAGTAATATTAGGAGCAGGAAGTTCTCTTGGTTCATCTAAACCATTGATTTCTATATCAAATGCTTGAGCAAGACTACACTTCTGATTATAGTAGTGCCATATTCTATATGGTTCAGGGGTCATACAATCCCTGTCTTTAATCTTGTCTTCAAACAATCCTTTATGCCAATTATCATAGGCATACTTATGTAATACAGGATGTCCTCTGTAGAAATTCATACCACCCTCACAGACGATTATAAAATCGTCATGAGTTTCGGCATATTTTTCCAGTGCAGGGATGGATGCAACTACTCTACCTGCTCCACCATTAATAAAGAATACTTTAGATCTCATACTATGATTCTCAACAAATTATATAGTCATAGAAAAACAACCTGATTTATACGGTCATACCCATCAGTAAACATGGAAGGATTAGTGTTGGGTGCATGCAAAACATCAGATTCGTACATAATCATTCTATTATACACCATCTTAAACTCATATTCAACATTCCATACTCCATCATGACCACCACTCAACCATTCTTGTATAAAAGGCCATACATCATCGGGAGTTTTTACTATATCATCAAACATCTCTGGTTTATCAATATAATCCATCACATTATAAGGAAGAGTCATATTTCCTTTGTAAGAATATAAATTAGTACCACCTTGACATTCATCAGGATAATTTAAAAAGATAACAACACCAAATTGATTATAATCAAAAGTTGATTGAGTACATTGTCCAACTATACCACGAGTAACACCATGCTCATCAACATATCCACCACTACTATCAACATATGAAGTTGAATAAGAATCTTGATGAGGTATGGATAACCAAGGATCAATACTAATACTATCAGAATTCATTACATTACATAAGAAATCTGCATTATCCCAATGACATTCATACATTCTATCAGAGAAAGAATGCTTCCAAAGAGTACTATCCTTACAGTACTTATCAAATACTGGTTTAGTCTTCTCCTTAAATTCTTTAGTTTCTATATGACATCTCTCTCCAGCAAGACCCTTGATTAATTTTTCTTCTCTCCATTTATCAGCCTTAACTGCTAACTCTTTTACTTCACTAGGACTTTTGTAGAAGTTATCAATAACCACTACTGTCCTACGATCAGGTCCGACATTCTTAATTACTTGTTCTCTACGATCAGAACTGAGTTCAAACATAGCAAATCCTCACAGACAAAAAAATTCCGAGAAAAATTTTCCCGAAATTTTGGAATAAAAAGTTGAATTTCCCTCAGTATATCTAGGTCACTTCTTCTGGGGGTAATGCTTTAGATGTTCCGCCACCCCAGTATGCACTAGTGTCAGCAGCATCTCCAATGTTAGGCTTATCATCTGGTTCGTGTGGCCATACAATTCTATATGTTTCTGTACCTACACCTGCCCAAGTGTTAGGAAGATCTCTCAACTTCTGACGATATTCTTTCCAAGGAGACTGGAAATTAGAAGGAGCATCATTAGGGATCTTATCATCAGACTGTACGAGAAGATGATCTCTTTCTGCTCTTACCCAATCCCAACCAAATGTCTTAGCATCAGAAGCACTTTGACCCTCGGAACTTGTAGTCTCCCACTCTGTAGCATCACTAGAGAATTTAGGATCTCTTGGCCACTTATTATTAACATGATCATACTCTAATGACTGTAGATCAAATACTTCATGGAAATGAAGCCAGTCATCAAGAATAGGATTAGGTTCTGAGTCTGGACCTGAGGGAGTTTCTATTTGATATGGACCTTCGATACCACCCCAAACTGAAATAGCATTCATTGGATACTTATCTGCATCTAAAGTAACAACTTTAGCATCTACTGGAGGATCTCTATCCTCTGTTCCAGTCTCGAACTCATGCAATTGATGCCAATCAGGATTAGCATCAGTTCCTTTATTCTCATACCAGATGGTTATATTCTGGGGTCCAACATAAGTGGCAATGCCTGTCCTTGTTGTGTCTTGTTGCTGCCCCAACCATACTGTAGGGACAGGAAATAATACTGTCTTAGTAATGTTTGCCATTGGTTTTGTTCAGGTGTACTCCCTCATATGCTATTTATTAAGACCAAGTTGTAACAACAACTAGACCACCGTTACCCCAGTCTCCCCAACATTGTCCACCTTGAGTAGATCCAGAGTGTCCACCGCCACCAGGCCATATAGATGGTGATGAGCAACATCCTCTATTATTACCATAAGCACAACGGTTAGTTCCGAAGTTTCTATTAGCAGTCCAAGGACCAGGAGGAGTAGAAGCAACTGACCATGCACCAGAGTGGCAACTATAGTGCTTAAGTTCACCACCAGAAACACCACAAATATAGAATTCGTTCTCAGGGTTCATTGCACATGACTTATCTTGTGCATCAGGCCATGATGCAGAACAACCACTGTAGCAGTTAGTTCTTTGTGCTTGCTTAATACAAGTATAGCAACTAGAAGTACAACGCTTAACACCATATGTTCCACCCTGCATACAGAATGTACCTAGTCCACCACCTTGGACATAAGAAGGACATCCGTAGAATCCACAACCTCGTCTACCGTTACAGCATCCGCAACATGAACACCTACTACTTGAACCAGCACAGATAGTATATTGTGTGGAACCAGCAGTAAAGTGACCACAGTTTGAATAAACTGTCTTAGTGCCATATC